ATATATCATGTTAGACGGGCAACCATCATTTGATCAGGACTGCGAACTTGAACTCTATCTAGAGGATGAGTTGTTAGACTTAACAGTACAAAATCTTGCAATGTACACTGAGAACCAATCTGCTGTACAGAACTCGATATACAGAATTCAAACGAACGAATAATTTTTTAATCACCTAAAATAAAGCAAAATGGCTGATTTTTCATTAACTACGCTGTTCGTAGTACCAGTAGGGCAAACTGCGCTCCCTAGCTCTGGATCTACGCAAAATTTAACAGCTGGTCAGGTTGGTATCTTCAAAGCTGACTACACATTAGCAACAGCTGCTAACATCGCTGCTGCTCCTTACTTTTATGTTGCGCAGGGCCGTACAAACACTTATCTGCAAGGCTCTAAGCGTTCTGATAAGATTAAAGGTTGTCCTTCTGGTGCTGGTTGTAACAGCAATGTAACTGAATGGTATAAAGTGGACGGATGTCCTACTCCTATCACTCAGATTACAGAAGTTGGTGGTTGGAATGTGAAGTGTGGTGATGTTATTACCGTAACTCTCCGTGCTCACTCTAGCTACTTAGACACTTTGTATTTCAACGGTTTCACTCGTTCCGTAACAGTTCAAGCTCCTTGCTGTGACTGTGGTGGAGATCCTTGTGATCTAGTTGATGTACCTGCTTTGATTGATGACATCATCTATCATTTCTTACTGCAGGCTCCTGGAAACAACCCTGACAACATCACTTTCACTGACTTCTATGAGTTCCAACGTGTTGGTAACGATCAGAATGCTAAGTTGGTTATTACTGGTAAGCCTCTTACTAAGTATGGTCAACCTTGTGATGTAGCAGCATTCCCTTATGAGTATGACCGTATGTGGTTCCGTACATTCGTGTACAACGGACCTGCAACAACTGCTGACTTCATCGTAGCAGATGCTTGTAACATTGTAGCTACTCCTGTAATTGTACAGCGTTCTAACTACGCTAGTGGTACATCTGCAGAGATTGCACAATTGGAGAAGAACTTCTACAGCTATCAAGCTGGTTACTTGAAGCATTTGTACAGAATGAATGGCTACAACGAGAACTTTGAGTCTTGGGTAAGTGATGGTACAACTTACACTACCTACTACATCAAGTTCAACGAGTATAACAAGTCTGAATACAGCTGGGGCGACTATATCAAAGAAGACAGCACTGTAATCATTGCTGTTCAGAAAGATAGCGCTATGGAAACTGCTCTTGAGGCTGTTCTTGTAGCTGGTCTTGGTGCTGTAACTGCTCAAAACGGACCATGTTTAACAACTACGTCCACTACGACTGGTACACCTACTAGCACAACCACTTCTACAACTACACTTATTCCATAAGAGTAGAAGCGGAAAACAATATCATATAACCTAAGCCAGAGGTGAGAGGATTAAAACTCAGATCCTCTGGCTTATTTATTTCAAACAGCATGGCAGATTTAAAATTAGATATATTAGTGATTCCCACATACAACGTAACAACGCTAGGGGTTGCTGATGCTTCTATCTATCCAACTAATCCTCCTGTTGTTTCTGGTGCGTCCATTGAGATAACTGTACCTGCACTTGGCACATTTATTAGACCATTTAGTGTCAACGACTTTAATATATTCACCACTTCAAATCTAGGCATAACTCCTGTCGGTGTAGATCAACCTCTACCTGATGGGGTTTATCGTTTAAAATACTCTGTAGCTCCTGCATATCAGAACTTTGTAGAGAAGTCAATTATGCGTGTAGAACAGATACAAGAGAAGTTTGATGGTGCATTTATGAAGCTTGATATGATGGAATGTGATAGAGCTATTAAGACACAAGCAAAGGTGGACTTAAACTCTATCTATTTCTTTATACAAGGGGCCATTGCTGCCGCTAATAACTGTGCTGATGTAGAAGCAATTAAATTATATAACCAAGCAGACATGATGTTGAACAACTTCATTAAGAACAACTGTGGATGCTCTGGAACCAACTATGTAATAAACTTTTATTAATATGGCTGTATGTAGAAACTGTGGAGCCAAGTTTGGATGCGGATGTCAATTGATTAATGGCCTTTGTGCAGCTTGTAATGCTGCCGCCACACAAGGAAGAAAACTTATAAAAAATGCTATCACCCAGGCTTACAAATTGTCCAGAATGCGCTAGCATCCCTGCCCTTCTTGCTGATATAGATTGCAAGTTGGCAGAGCTTGGAAACAATTTGTACAATAACGTTGTGTTTATGTTGAACCAACCTGTACCTGGAGGGGTAATGTTGGATCTCATAAACTATAGAAGAATACTTACTTACAAGTATTGTAATCCTGATTACGCTGCTTGCTATACAGTGAATATGATAGCTAGCAGAGTTAAACTTTTAAAATATAAATAAATGTCTTGTTCAAATTGCTATAATGGTTGCACAGAAACTGTATCAGATCAGTGTGTACGATATACTGGTATAGATGTTCCTGTTTTAGGTATTAAAACAGGAGACTCTCTTTCGTATGTTGAACAAGCTCTGATTGAGTTTCTCACCTCCACCCTAAATGGAACGGGTATAACATTGAATATCAATCCTCAGATCATCTGTGAGATTATAGATAAGAACTTGGTAGAGTGTGAAGAACTCACCTTACCTAATGTAATTCAAGCACTTATAAAGGCCATCTGTGAGCTAGACACCCGATTGAAAGAAGTCGAGGCTGATTTTGCTGCTCTAGAAGGACCTTATACAGTTGGTTGTCTTACAGGCGTAACTTCTACTTCTGGAACTCATGCCATCCTTCAGGCAGCCATCAATAAGATTTGTGGACTGGAGATTGAGCTTGATGCCCTTGCTTTGAACGTTAGTACAAACTATGTAAAGCTTGCTGACCTTAATGCACTGATTGCAGCCTACATAGCTTCAACTAGCACAACCAGCACTAAGTATTACACCAAGATGGTACCATTCACTGTAGTTGAATACTATGGTGCTATCAGTGGTAATTTTGATGTATCTGGTGCAGGTGTTGGTCTTTTTGAAAAGATTTACTTGTGTAACGGTAACAACGGTACTCCTGATAAAAGAGGACGTGTTGGTGTAGGTGCTACAACAGGAATGGGTGGAGGACCTTTGAACCCAGCAGTTGATCCTGCAGTTTCTGGAAATCCTGCTTATTCTTTAGGAGGGGCAGTTGGTGCTAACACTGTTGTTCTTACCACCCCACAAATACCTGCTCACTCCCATGGAGCAACTGCTGTTTCAACAGCAGCTCCTCACAATCACACAATTGCATTTGGTAATCCTGTAGATGCAAATGAAACAGGTAGTGCCAACACATGGGTACAAACTGGAACAGGGGTAAACTATACAACATCATCCACCACTGTAACCGTTAACACATCAGTTAGCGTTGCTTCTGCAGGAGGAGGATTAGGTCATCCTAACTTCCAACCTGGTCTTGGATGCTATTATATTATGTACATTCCTTAAACCTTACATACAAATGTCTGCTCCTCAAAATAACTGCTATACGAATCCCCTCGTGAACACTACTCCTTGCGTAGGAGGAGATCCGTGTTCCACACAATTGCTACCCACTGATAGTGTTAGTTATAGTGGACCAAATCTCCCCTGCACAGGAATTAACACCTGTGACACAGCCACTGTAGCTCTTCAGAAGGCTGATGAGCAAATATGTGAATTGAAGGAGCAGATACTTATTCTTCAACAAGTATTGCAGAACTGCTGTACCACTACAACAAGTACAACAGCTTCCCCAACTACTAGTACTACATCAAGTAGCACTAGTTCTACCAGTTCTACTAGCTCTACTAGTTCCACTACAAGTACAACTAGTTCTACTAGTTCTACTAGTTCAACGAGTTCTACAACAAGCACTACTAGTTCTACAAGCTCTACTAGCTCTACAAGTTCAACCACTTCGACTACTAGTAGCACATCTTCTACTTCTAGCACAACATCTACTACCAGTAGCACATCTACAACTAGTAGCACCTCTTCTACAACAACTACAACCACTACAATTGCATGTACTCAATTTAGCGCTGTTAATAACTTTGTAGGTCCTACAGAGGTGTATTGGACAGACTGCTGTGATAAGTTACCAAAAGTAGAAACAGTGGGTCCAGATCTTGGAATTACTGTATGTAGTATAACTGTTCCCACATCTCCAAAAGCAACAATCACAGTTGTTGGACCTTGTGATCCATGTACCACTAGTAGTACAACTACAACTACAACAACCACTGGATACCCAGTAGATGTTCTTTTGTCTAATGAACAATTGGATGTTTGTACAGGAGCTGTATTTAATAACCTATACTTACAACAAGGAGACACCTTTACAACAGGTACTATAGTTTATCAAGATCCTGCATGTACAAATCCGTTTAACACAACATCCTATATTTATATTGTAAGAAATCTAGCTGGTATACAACCATCATTCGGATTTGATCCATTAACTGGACAAATTCTTACATCTGTTGGAAGCTGTTCTTTCTAATAAAAACCCTCTATACGCAAAATGATATTCCTTCCTGAAAATCCTTGCTGCACATCAGTCGTATCTGTAAACAACTGTGGTTGTACAGGTAATGATCCTTGTAATGCGCAACCTATTCAGAGTGAATATATTGCGTATAGTGGAGACGATCTTCCTTGTACAGGAATTGACAAATGTGATACTCTCACTGTGGCATTTCAAAAATTGGACGCTGCAATTTGTGATATAAAGCAACAAGTCATTATCCTTCAGAACTCAGTTGAATTTTGTTGTGGAACCACCACTAGTACTACTTCTAGTACAAGTTCTACAACATCAACAACAACAACTGTCGTTTGCCCTACATGTGGATACTATTCTGTTACAAACAACTCAGTTTTACCAATTAATATAACCTACCTCAAATGTGAGGCATACAAAGGAAGTCTTGCAAACGTACAGGTACCAGCATTTAACACTATCTATTTGTGTGCTTGTGCAGGGTCTTTAGTAGTTCCTCCCCTTCCAGGAGTGAGTTTTTCCTATCTAGGGTCATGTGGAACCACCACTACATCAACAAGTAGTACTACATCCTCCACAACAAGTTCCACAAGCTCTACAAGTTCCACTAGCTCAACAACTTCTACAACAAGTAGTAGCACATCAAGCACCACCTCAAGCACATCTTCTACATCCTCCACTACAACAACTAGCACTACTTTATGCCCTTGTGTTAATCAGTTGAATGTTAGTGTAACAGTCGCAGGATCATTGACTTATAAGAGTTGCTGCAATGAGAATATAGAGATTGATGTTGCACCAAATCCTTTACAAAATATTTCAAATCCAAATGGTGTATTAGTGAGCACTCTTAGTGGCACTGCAGTTTACACTATAGTTACACGTGGAGGATGTATTACACCAAGTTGCCCTACAACCACCACCACTTCTTCTTCTTCTACTTCCACAACTTCTAGTACCTCTAGTACAACAAGTTCTACAAGTAGTACATCAAGTACGTCTAGCACGTCTAGCACCACTAGTTCTACTAGTAGCACTAGCTCTACATCAAGTACATCTTCTACTACAAGTACTACATCATCAACTAGTAGCACTAGTTCTACGTCTAGTACAACATCAACAACAAGTAGTACAAGTTCCACTTCTAGTACATCTTCTACAACAAGCACAACATCTTCTACAAGTTCTACATCTACAACAACTAGTACATCTTCTTCTTCTACAACCACAACCACTACAACATGTTTCTGTAGAGATAATGTCACTTTGAACATCACTGTAGAAGGATCAGTTACATATGAAGATTGTTGTGGTGTTGAAAAGATACTTAATCTTCTAGTAGGTCAATACTTGCTTGAAGGTACAGATGGTGCTTGTATTAATGTAAACACACTTGGAGGAACTGCGGTGTACACGATTATCTCTTATGGGCCTTGTTGTACACCACTATGTACAACAACAACCACATCAAGTAGTACGAGCACAAGCACTTCTACATCAACTAGTACATCAACAAGTACATCCTCGACCACAACTACCACAACTACAATATTTGATTGTCCTACATGTAATACTTGGGAATATGATGGAGCATCAATTCCTTTAGGAGGTGATGTTGTTCACTACTATAGATGTTTAGATGGTGTTATAGAAGCAGTCCCTGTAAATTACGGAGATCCTTCAGGTCAGTTCTGTAACTGTGATGAAATTGGAAATCCTTATTCAGATAACGGAACTGTATTCACTCTAATAGGAAGCTGTAATACACCTACAACTACTACCACCTCAAGTAGTACAAGCACTTCTACATCAACAACTACAAGCAGTAGCACTTCTACAACAAGTTCTACTAGCACTACATCTAGTACAAGTAGCACTACAACGACTACCACTACTGTTTGTTTAAGTCCTTGTTTGAACATAGAGTATAATGTAACAGGATCTGGAACTGCAGAATGGTTTGAGTGTCAAACAGGAAATATTCAAACTCAAGCTGTTAATTCAGGAGTATATTCATTCTGTAATGATGGAAGTGGTGTAACTTTCTACGGTGGAGCAACAGGTACACCAACTGGAAATCAAACAGAGTGTGGATGTAATGATCTTGCAACAACAACTACCACTACATCAAGTACATCAACCACCACATCAACCACTACAATAGGACCTTCATAGTCCTATAAAAACGAATAAAAAAGCTCTGTTTGTTGGTTTTCAGGGCTTCTCCCTGGGGTTTCTACCCTGGGGAGTTTTTATTTTATAACTAACTTAGTTAGTATCAATAATTAGGTTGGTTAAAATAATTTGGAAAATATCAAAAACCTTCGTACCTTTAGGGCAATTTTAATTAAACTAAAACGTAAATGCCTGAAAATCAATCCCTTCTGCAACAGCTGGAGCAAATGCTTCACTGGAAAAAGAGCAAAAAGTTCTATGCAGACAAACTCAACATTACAGAAAATGAGGTGGATGAATTGATGAAGGAGCTGCGAGGCTCAGAATTGGCTGAAGAAACTGCAGAAATTGCAAACTACATTGGAGAACTAGAGGATCAAGTGGTAAGGTTCTTTGAGGACATTCAGAAGGGAACAGGTGAAGTGGTGCTCAACTCTAAAGAAGAAATCAAGAGTTTAGACGAGTTGATTGAAAAGTGCAAGATTGATACAGATAAGTGGGAGATAACTAAATACGTCCAAAACTACTGGGGAAACGCTGAACAGCCTCACTACCAGGTGAAAGCTTGGTTAGGGGTTAAGAAGAATGAGCAGATATTCCAAGACAGCTTTGTTTGCTTCCTTGAGAACTATCAACCTTGTTCCCCTGAGATAGTAGCTCCAAAGTTTGATAGAGCTAAGAAGGATGCCTGTTTAATCATAAACAAACAGGACTCCCACCTAAACAAGCTAGATATTGGAGGAAAGAATGATATAGAAGAGCGCTTTGGTGACTTTATCCAAAGAGTGGAAATCATTCTAAATCAAGCCTCTTTAGCCAACAATCTCACAGATATCAACTATATTATTGGTTCTGATGAGTTCAATAGTGAGTTCACTAACACAACTACAAAGGGTACTCCCCAGCAAAATATCCTCTCCTATCACGAAGCTTTCCAAGCCATATGTGACCATGAGGTGAGCGTCATTAACCTTCTCCTTCAGAAGGGTAAATCAGTTAGTGTGATATTTGTAGCTGGTAATCACGATGAGTTTGTAGGCTGGCATCTGGCTAGCTGGTTACAAACCTACTTTAGAAACGAGGAGCGTGTGTTCTTTGACATCTCTCCAAGATACAGAAAGTACGTGAGCTATGGAACCTCAGCAATCATGTTTAACCATGGGGATGCTTTGAAGCCTGCAAAACTTGCTGGTTTGTTCCCTATGGAATTTAAGAATGAGTGGTCAGACCATGACAATTTCTACATATTTACAGGAGACAAACACCATGAGGTGAGTCTGGATTTCAACGGTATTAAGTTCTACCAGCTCCCTGCCTTCTCTACAGCCAAGAGTAGCTGGGATGATAAGAACGGTTATACAGTTGTGAAGGGTGAGGTGACAGGTTTCCTGATAGATAGTGAAGACGGTATAACGAATATATTCAAACAGTATTTATAATGTCAACTTTTAGGAAGTTAGTTTCAGATGTACGCTCTATGCACAAGTTGCTCTCCACGGACAACTTGATCACGGATAGAGCTGTCATGTCTGAAATTAAGAACAATGCCTTCCTCCTGATAAAGCGTGAGACTAATCTGAGGAAGCTATGGGCAACCGATACAGTTTTTACTACCATCCCCTGTTTGGAGATGATAGAAGTTCCTATTTCAGAATGCTGTGATTATGTCGATCCTTGCACTGTAGGTAGAACAAAGTTTAAGCTTCCTAGAATTACAGAAGGTAATTACCAGTATGTTATCCAGGGAGTTTACTCTATCAATGCAATGAGTGGTCAGGGAAAGAAACTGAAAGAAATAACCATCAACCGATACGTAAACTTGCTCAAGCTTCCAATTATCAAAAAGGAAGAGTACTACTGGATTTCTAATGGTTATCTGTATGTGAACAACCCCCTCCTAAAAGCAATCAGACTGGTTGCTCTCTTTGAGGAAGATGTTCCAAACGAGATCATGTATCCCGAATGTGGATGTGGAACTCCTGAGTATACAACAGAACAACTGTGTATGAATCCTCTAGATAAGGAATCACCTGTTCCAGGATACCTGGAAAAGCAAGTATTAGAGCTCACTTCTCAAAAGCTTCTCTCTACGTATTTCAAATTGAAGACAGACATCACAAGTGATGGAGTTGATGGTCAAGCACCAAACGCTCCAAACTTGAGATGATATGAGAGTGAAAATAGACTGGCGAAGCGCTAGTAAAGAAAACTACAATAGTTTCTGCAAGAAGCACCCCTCTATCAAACTAACGTTTGACGAATGGAGAAACATCGTTTATTCCTATAATGATGCTTTCAAAGAATACATTCTTGAGACAGGAGAAAGATCAAAACTTCCATTTGGATTTGGTGAGTTTTCCATTAACAAGAAAAAACGTAGAAAGGTAAAGGGTATAGATGGTAAAGAGTTTGTCAATCTTCCTATAGACTGGAAAAAGACAAAAGAGAAAGGTAAACGTATCTATAACTTCAACTTCCACACAGAGGGTTATTTCTTTGGGTGGATATGGTTTAAGGACACAGCAAGACTTAAACAATCAAGTTTGTGGTACTTCAAACCTTCCAGAAACACTTCTAGACTACTTTCCCACTATCTAAAAACTAACGACAAGTATCAGCATATATATCGTGAATGGAAAAAGTAAAATAGATGTCATACTATTACAAATATAATTTCATCAGCCCAGCGCCTGTGTATGCCACCGTTAAGGAGGAATTCAAAAGTTATTTTGATACAGGAGCTGTTGATGATTTGATGTTCCCCACCTACCTGGACAAGTGTCTCAGGAAGCTGGGTAGAACCACTTATGTAATTTCCCAAGAAATCCTGCACATCTGTGACTATGAGGCTAGACTCCCAGACAACTTTTTTGCTGTTCGTGAGGCGTGGCTTTGTACAGCTGTAAATGGTTTTCCTTACCAACAAGCTAATTCTTTCTATTCACAGGCTGCTAGTTCTACAACAATTCAGGTGAGCCCTGTAATTGTGTATGGTAATCCTTGTGAGGAGGGTAATTGTGGTCAGGAGTTCTGTCCTAAATGTATGCCCAATCTGGTACAGGCTGTCTACAAGACAAACAACCAAGCTGCTGTTACCTATCGAAAGGAATATCTTCTCAAGCCTGGTAATATCTCCGCACAGGGTAACTGTGGTGTAGACTATACCAGTAACTGGGAGTTCTACCAACAGGCACCTCCTATTAATGAGTTCACTCCTGGTTCTGCTTGGTATGACTCATTTGACATCAGAGATAATAAGTTTGTAACCAACTTCCGTAATGGAGTGGTTCATCTACTTTTCTATGCTACAGAATATGATGCTGGTGGAAACCAACTGATTCCTGACAACTATCGTATTAGGGAGTATGTTGAAGCTTTCATTAAGTATAAGATAATTGAAACGCTCACCAATCAGACAAATGATGAGACATTCAATCAGCTTCAGCAGAAACTAGCTTTCTACAAACAACAGGCTGAGGAAGCATTCATCATGGCTGATATCGAGATTAAGAAGCAAGATCCTTGGACTAAGCAACGTAGAATTAAGAACGACCTTAACAGATTTAATATGTACGAACTACCCAACCGTACTAATAGATATGGTTGGAGACGTAATAACTAATACCCATGGCTGAACAGGAACAAGGCAATATTAGGCAGGAGTATAATAATGCTACGACTGGTCTTAACATGGACCAGACCCTTAATCAGATTCCAAAGGGTAAGTTAACCTATGCATTAAATGCAACTGTTGAGAACTTTGACTCTAATTCTGTAAACTATCAGAATGAGCCAGGGAATGAACCTTGTGTTACATTCCCTTCTGGCTTTGTATTGATAGGTACACACTTCATCCAAGAGAAGGGTAAACATGTGTTCTTTATTACCAATCCAGAAACAGGTGCTTCTGAGATTGGATACATGGATAATAATGATTGTATCTATCGTACATATATAAGTGCTCCTTGTCTCAATTTTAATATCAACAATCCCATCCATAAGTCTGTCCACAGAATTACAGAATGTACAACAGAAGTATATTGGACAGATGGACTTAATCCCCGTAGATATATTGATCTCAATCCAGACAACCTACCCTATATTCTTATAGGAGGCACCCCTGCGTGCGATCCTGTGTATAGTGATCAGATAGATTGTAATGGATTAAATGTACAGCCTGACTTTGTTATACCTCAGTTGGATGTCACTAGAATAGCTACAGGAGGAGATCTTCAGGCTGGTACATACCAGTTTGCTATTCAGTATTGTGATCCTGCTGGAAATCCTTTCACTTCCTACTACTCTGTAACCAATCCCACTCCTATTGCTGATCCAAGTATCACCACTGTTAATTTTAATTATCAGGTGGGTAGGTCTATTGAACTCACTGTCAGCAACTTAGATAACACAGGACTATATGACTATTTTAATATAGCAGTTATCAAAACTATAAATGCCATCACTTCTGTAGAGTTGATAGGTACATATTTTATTGATGGTGCAAGTCAGGTAATCACTTACACAGGTCAGAATAAAACTAATATTCGTCTTACTATTAATGACATATTTGAGAAGTTTCCATATTACGAGATTGCTCAAGATTTGACAGCTGTACGTGATGTATTAGTGTGGGACCAGCTTACATCTGTTGAAAGAATTAACTACCAAAAGATAGCTAATGGTATTGACCTTCAGTGGGAAACCTATCGCATTCCTGCTAATGAGAGTTATGCAGATGAGCTAAATGCTACTAACCTGCGTGGGTATTTAAGGGATGAGGTGTATGCTTTTGAGATAGTGTTCCTCCTTCAGAATGGTAAACAAACTGATGGATTCCACATTCCTGGTAGAGTAGCAAATGTTTTAGACCTATCTCCTGTTTCTCAAAGTAATGATGATTTTATAGGTGACCCAGATCCTTTTACAGGAACTAGTCCTTATTGGAAGATATACAACACAGCTGTAGTAACAGGTTTCTCTCCTGGATATTCTACTGCTACAGACTACAAAGGACCTTATCAATATGGTGAGTTTGCATATTGGGAATCTACAGAAAACTATCCTTGTAATGAGCAATTGTGGGGAGACCTAGCTGGTCAACCAATTAGGCATCATAAGTTCCCAGATGCACTGGTAAGTCCTATATTTGAGTCTGCCATCTTCACAGGCCAAAACTCTATGGCTATCCAGAAGGATGCTATTTTCCCATTAGGTGTTAGAATAGATGTACAACAAGTTGCATCCCTTATTCAGGCTTCTAACCTAACCACTGAACAGAAGAATGAGATAGCTGGATTTAAGATTATTCGTGGTGATAGAAGCAACAATAAATCTATCGTAGCTAAGGGTATCCTCAGAAACGTGGGTAAGTATAATAGAGAGGGTACAGATTACTACTTCCCCAACTATCCTTACAACGATCTCAGACAAGATCCATTCTTGCTTGAAAATAGCAATGCTTACACTATTCCTCTTGCTTCAAACAGTACATCCTCTGTATGTAGACAGTTCACTGTGTATGCTATATCAGCTGGTACAATAAAATATATTGACTGTTATTCAGGAGAAAGTGTTACAAAAACAATTGGTGTTGGTGGTGACTTCCCTCTGAATGAATCATTTAATCTATGTGCTCTAAACTTTCCATCTCCTACATTTGATGGAGGAGCTGCTGGATCAATTATATCTAATACCTACAATTGGTATAAGCTTACTGTAAAAGGTAGTGATGTTACAACATTTAATTACTATCCTCCTGTTGGTACCTGTGCAATAACTGGTTTTGGTCCAAACTTACTTCCTCCTTATTCAGGATATTCTGATTGGGCAGAGTATTGTGCTCTCAATCCAACAAACGGATGTTGTGATCCTACTGGAGTGGGGTCTGCACTTTTAGAAAGAGAGTGGACAGTAGATGCAACTATTAATACTTCTAGAATTATACCTTCTTTAAGTCCTCCCACTTATAGTAGTGGTGATGGTGGATATAGTGTTGAGTTATTAGACACTATTGGTTATGGACTATGTGCTCCAACTCAACTTAACGGATTTGATGAGGAAGGATCTAAGTACAGACATGTATTCAACTCTCCTGAAACATCTTTTGGACAACCATTTTTAGGTAATGTTCTGAAGCTAGAGAATGTCATCTTTGGTGCTGGTAAGGCCCACTTTGTACAGGTGAAAGATAATGCCATGTACAGACTATTAAGTCTTGAAGCTCAACAGGATGCACTAAACAGCGCTAACCAAATTGCAGATGTCACTACTCCATATAATGCATCTGCATTATTTGCTGCTTACCAAGCCTATCTGACGATATACATAAATGGTATCACTAGACAAAACTATTCCTATTCCTACAACTCAATTGCTAGCTATGACTATAGCAATTTAATTAACAATGGACTAGGAATTAAGCAGCGTGAACTTGAACTTAAGCAATACCTAATTCCTGGTGTACAAGGAGTGAATGATGATAAGGATGTAAACAATTGGAACAGAGAGAGTTCTGTCTATCTGAAGACTAAGTCAAATAGACCTCCTCTACCATTCCCCAACCAAACTCCTACAATATCAGGTACTGTTAACGATAGGTCTAGAATGACTCTTAGTGATGCAGGTGTTAATGGAAATCTAGATAATTGTCCTACTCCTGCTAAGGAGGAATATATAAGTGTTATCTCCTACTACGGATCTCTCAAGAACATATTTGTTAATCAGTATGGGCAGATATATTCTTATGATACAGTGGACACAGGGTTCCAAAGAGACATCACTCCTGCAACCACTTCTACAGCCACCTTCTTTGGAGGGGATACATTTATTAGCAAGTTTGCTTTCAAAACTAAGTTACCGTTCTTTATAGACAATCGTGTAAATGCTCCTGATGATAGTGACATTTTCTACGATGAGATTGGTAATGTAGCCTATCCTGTATACTGGCATTCAGCACGTTCTATTCTTTCAGATGCGTCTATTAATGAAGCGGTATTGACAAACTTCTTCTCCATCAAGGCTAATAACCTTGACTGTCCTAATAGTCAAACTCCTATTACAAGTAATGGTAGAACTTTCTATGACGGAAAGATGTATCAGTTTGCATATGGAATTCCCTACTTCTATTGTGAGAGCTCTTACAATGTTGACCTACGTCAAGCATTTAATAATAGAGAAGGTGACTTCTGGCCTCATGTGAGCACAGGTATTCCTGATGATTGGGTGCAGGAAAGTTATGTTCCTATTGCTCAGGACAACACTTACTACTATAATGTAACGTTCTCTAAGCAAAACAGAGAGAACACGTTCACTCATCTACCTTTTGATTGGAAAGCAATCTGTTATACACAGTATCCTTTTAGAGCTATCTACTCAGACACTCAAAATATAGATGCTGATAACAGAGTAAATAACTGGTTGATTTACAGAGCCCTCTCTTATTTTGATTTCCCTCAGAACTTTGGAGATCTTGTTTCTCTAGATGGAATTCAGAACAGAGCTGTTCTTGCTCGCTTTGAGAACAAGACACTCATGTATAACAACCTCCTTACGATAGATACAAGTAATCCTCAGGCTGCATATGTGGGTAATCCTAGTTTGTTCAGAGGGGCACCTCCAATTGACTTTGCAGAAACTGACTTGGGATATGTAGGAAGCCAGCACAAGATGCTCCTCAAGATTCCACAAGGACAGGTAACTGTGGATGCTAAACGTGGTCAGGTGTTCCTAATTGCTGATACACAGGTTGCAGACATATCTGGATTTGGTTCAGGACTAAACAGGTTCTTTACAGACCACCTGGCATTTGAAATCCTGCGTTACTTCCCCACTGTACCAATTGACAACCATTTTAACGGTATTGGTTTACATGGTGTATATGACAGTAAGTATGATCGTATTCTGATAACTAAGCTTGACTATGTTCCAAAGAGCAAGGATGTTAAATGGGACTCTGTTAATAAGGAGTTTTATGTAGAGGAAATCTATCCTCAAAATGCTCCCACTACAACCAGCACCACTACATCTGCAGGAACGACCACTAGCACAACAACTAAACCAGGAACACTTACAACTACTACCACCGTTCGTCCTTTGGTTACACGCAAGGTGGTGTATGTTACAGATACAGAATACTTCTGTAACAAGAGTTGGACAGTGTCTTTCAACTTCAACACCAAGAGCTGGATAAGCTTCCATAGCTACCTACCTAATTGGTACATTGGAGAGAACAACTTCTTCTATTCTGGTATCAATGGATGTTGTGGTGATCTTGAAGCAATTGTTGGTACAATTGGACCTATTCCAACCACTACATCCACTACAACAAAGCCTAGCTAAAGAATCATAAATGGCAAAGACAATCATCATAAAGTTAACTTCTTCAGGACCTGGAATGGGCCCTTTCACAATTAGTGATGAGTTTGGAAACATCATGGCAACAGATGTGTCCATAGCTCAACTGATTGATGGGGTGACATTTAGCGTGGCTGATAATGTTACTATGGTGACACTAAGTTCCACTGGTAAATGCAATACCAATAAAACCTTCCCCATCACTGTTACCAATCCTGTGGCTATAGCAGCTTCAGAATACACACAGAAAAGAACAGCTTGCCTTTGGAGACACCTGAAGAACCCAGTGATATACAACTACTTCTATGGAAACATAGAGCCTTATATCATTGAGTATCCTTTTGCCTATCAGTATCAGGACGAGATCCTTCAGAGTGTTCAGGATTACACCAAGGCATACAGGTATTTCCCTGATCCAGACGGTGTGTCTGATGACAACCGCAAGATAGAAACTGACAATGCTTGGTTTAATAAGGCAGTGTTGTACAATGGTCAACAGTCTACAGGTGTATTGGAACTAGTACCAAAACCTATTAACAACCTTAAGGACTATTTGAAGTATCCTTTATATAACACTGATAGTAAGACAATTACATTCACAAAGAGTGATAACTTCTATCAATACAATACGTTCTGGTCACTGGTAAAAAATAAACAGGAACCCTTGTTCGTTCGTACGTGTGAATCCTTATCTTTGGATAAGGTGGTGAACCAAGCCAATATGGACTATGGCAAGAGATCCTTCAAGAAGGAACCTCTAAGAGCTAAAGAGTTGAAAGTGAGACACATACTGGATAATAGATCAGATGCACATCTAGTATCCCAGTTCATTATTACACCTGCTCAAATCTCTTACAAGTAATGGCAAAGAAGCTTACATCAGCAAAAGCAAAGAAAATCCTACACGACAAGAGCGTGCATGGACATCCTTTGACCGAGCAGCAGCGTAAGTTCTTTGGTGCTATTGCAGGAGGGGCTAAGCCTTA